CTTTCGTTCGTGCTGTTTTAGTTCATCTGCCTGAAGGCGGGCACCCCATACCCCCGCTGTTTTATACACTTGGGTCAGGGTGTCCTGAAGGTATTGGTTGTGGTACTGCCCTTGCAGATGTTGGATAGCGTAGTCTTTTCCATGCGCTCTAAGGTTTTCAGTGAAGGCTTTTCTAAAGTCCAAGATGACCCTTTCAAATAGTGGGGCGTACCTTAGTTCCAGCTTGTGGGTACCCTGGTGCCATATTTTGGTAAAGTCTTTCACAATTGATCTTTAATAGGCGGGATGGTCGTATCTGCATTATGCTCAACTAATCCTACGGCGTACACATCTGCCCTAGTAACGGTAATGCTTCCATCTTCGTTATTGATATGCTCAATAATTTTAAAGCCAAGTGCCCCACACTTATCAAATAGGGCCTCATCTAAAGTGGCCTTTGCTTTTATGGTGTCGCTCGTAGTGTCGTGAAATAAAGTGGCAGAACCGACAGGCGGTAAACTGGTATCAAAGTCTTTAAATATTTTCACTTCTTTAGGCAATCCCTTTAGAGCAGAGGGTTTTAATATGTCGCCTTGCATGTCGGGTTTACCCTGTTCTACGATAAAGGTTACTTCTTTCATAACTATAAATTTACCATTCTTTTTCTGGCATAGGCCATATTTCAGCATCATCAGGTGGCTTAATTATTTTATTACCAGCCTTAATACCGCATCTTGTTCGAATGCCCAAATAATAATCTTTGCCATCGTATAGATAAAGGTCCTTTTCAAAAGGTGTCCTTTCGTTAATGTCCATCATATCTAACACAAAGCGAAGCCCTTTGATGTAACTTGTCCAACTGTCTTCTTCGAATGGGTCAGTAGATTCATAAACCTTTTTTTTGGCTATTTTAATTTGGGCTTGGATTTGTTGTTGCAAGCGAGGGTAGTATGTTTTTTCGTTTGCCATAACTTATACGTTTACAATTACTTCAGCCTCTGCCTGTACAAGGGTTTGCCCCCTGACTTCGGTTTTCTTGACCCTCACCTCTATTTTGGAGACGGTGCAATCGGTCGTCTTTACAAACTCGACTAACAGTTCATTGATTCGCTTCTCTAAGTCCCGCTTTTGCTGTTTAATCTCATCAAGGGTTGGTTTCATATAGTGTAAGTTTAATGAGCCATCAGCGTGGGTAGTGATGGAAGGGTAGTACTCAAGGGCGCCATCTTTAAGGGTAAAGTAATTCATAGTTCAATGGTTAGCTCTTCACCTACAAGATCAAAATAAAGGTTCTGAAGCTGGTGTAGGTATTCGGTATTATAATTCCTTGTAAATCCAGAATCCTTGGTTTGATACCTTAATGAATTGTCTTGCCTATACCAACATAATTCATCTATTGAATTTAGGCCTAATCTAAGTGCCCAACCATTTTCGGCGGGGTCTTTAAACCCGCACTTTTCCAACAGTTCTTTGGTTAAGGGGATGGGGTTAATCCAATTCTGCATTTTTGAGTTTCTTAGTTTACCATCAATGGTTTTAAAATGAACTCTATATTTTACTAAAGGGGATTTTTCTACATACTGGAATCCATCAATAATATACAATTCATCTAAGTACAAAATATAATTTCCTATTCTTAATTCGTTTGCTTGTATCATAGCTCAATTTTTAATTCTTCGCCGGTTAAGATAAAAAATACGTTCTGTAATTGGTGCAGGTATTTAATATTCAGCATTCTTATCCTGCCAATATTTTGAATTATATCTACCCCTTTATAACTAATGCACACCTCAAAAGAAATCCCATCCCTATGTTTTAAAGAATATATTTCACCCTCGGGGCTATAATTAGAAGTCATTTTAAACCCACACTTTCCTAATAGTTCTTCGGTTAGTGGGGTGGGTATAACATCTTCGTGCCATCTGCCATTAATAAACCACATTCCCTCTGTTCCATTTTCTCCCTTAGTTATGGTTTCTACTCTAAAACGTTCGTGTGAAGAATCATAATCTTCAACCCAATTGCCTATCCGAAGTTCATGTGTGTTCATCATGTAAGCATTTTAGGTACACTGATTCCTTTATTCTCACAATATGCGATCACTCTGTCTCCCTCCAAAAACTCCCTTTGGGAAAGCAGGGCCAACCCCACCCCGTTTATCAGTTCTGTCATAGTGGCGTAGTGAAAGGCAGTGGGACGGCTTTGGTACGTTATAGAGTTTCCAAACCACAGACCCGTGAGCGCTTCAGGATTGAATAGGCTCACTACCCGCCCATTGGTAAGGCCAAAAGGACGGCGCTCCCCGATAGCCCGTTCAATTGCCCGAGCCACATCCCGGTTTAAGTTGGAAAAGCTAAAATGTAGTTCCAGACCGTTCATTTCTTTTTGTTTTGTTCACTTTTCAACCGTAAAATATAATTAGCCCTTAGGGCATTGATCCTTTGAATAGTGGCGGCGCACTTGGAGCGGCAGGGGTAGCGAAGGCGGGCCATTTCCTGCATCTTCTCTAAAGTGAGTTTCTTTGCCATTACTTATAACTCTTGTCCGGTGAGAGTTGAAATTCATAGACTACGGTTTCCAGGTTACCGCAGCAAATCTCATAACTTACCGTGTCTTTATGCCCGATCATCACACAGGTCACTACCCACTCCCACTGTTCGGGATCGTTTTCGATGAAGACCTTGTCCTCTACGTCAAAGAGGGTGTGAAGGGTGGTATGTTTGGTCTTGATGATCACCTCTTTATTTTCTTTTGTGAGGTATGGTGGTATCCCTTGCACTCGCTGCAGTAGTAAACGCTTCTAATCTTCAGCCCCCGCTTTTGCAGCATCTTCATGGCCAGAAGGGCTCTTTTTTCTGAAGGGTAATAGACTTTTTCACACATAACTAATCATTTTGGGGGTTTAATAGGTTTAGTTCCTGATCCAGACTGCCGCCCATAGGGTCGTTTAACTGGTCGAGGGTAGTATAGGTAGAAGGGATATAAATCTTGTTCATATTGGGATCTAGGGATTGTTCATATCCCATAATATCCAATCGTTGGTTGGGGGTGAGCCACCATGCCTCTTTTACAGCGTCTACCTGGTCCTTCAAGTCTTCGGAGAGTTCCTGTAAAGAAAGTACGTCACAATCGATCATATACGACTCTGCGTCCAATCCAAACTTAGGCAGCAAAAAAGCGTTTAACTCATCTCTTAAATTATAGACCGTTGGCGCGATCTTATCGTACACCCAATCTCTTTTGTATTGCTTTACGTTTTCATAGGTGTCGTTCTGCTCGGCGAAGATGCCAGGAGGTGTATTAAAGAGTCTGCACAGCCGCTTAAAGCCTATGCCGTATTGTTCCAATAGCTTTTGATCGTTGACCGTAACGGAAAAATTATGATACCCCCACTCTCCCGCCATCATAGCGATCTTACCCGCCATCTCCCTAGAGTTGACAGCATTGTTAACGTCCCGCCTCATATCGGTAATTTGTGTCTCGCTGGGCATAGCCTTGGCGTCACTGCGGTACAGTAGCCCTGCAGCCCCGCCGTTCTTATTCGAAATCGCGATACGAAGGTCCGCTTCGTTCATGCCCTGTACCAGGATCATGCCGGAGTGCAAAGGGGCAAGGCCCCGAAGGTGTGATAAGTTCACATCCAAAGCCCCCACGTTATCATAGCGCCACATAAACACCTTATCCGTTTCCCACCTATAGGTATTGCCCGAAAGAATAAACTCATAGCTTAAAATATCAAAGGGGCTGCGTCCATCCCCCACCAGGTTTAACTGTGATTTGGGAATGACAAAAAGCTCAATAGGCACACCTGCGTCATTTTCATTTGCCCATACGTTCCCCTCCCCCGTTAACTCATAGTGTCCCACCAAGTTGCCAATCCAAGCGGCTTGCATTTGGTAGCGGTTGGGTTTGTTCAGGATTTTTGCAAGCGGTGAGTCTACTATCCTATCCTCGGTCATGGCTTTTTGCAGCTTAGCCATCTCTTGTACTTTTTTTAGACTGAAGGAGCCCTTGGATAGTTCGGTATATTCCCTGGCTTTACTGCGTTCATTTCTACTTATCTTAACAGGGTAGAACCGGATTTGCCTGCATTTTTTTAAGTTCTTATTTACGATGGAAAAAACAGAATCGTTTAACTGGTAACCTTTCCTTATATACCGCTCGCCTGTGTCTTCAGGATAGATGGATATCTCGTTACCCAGCATACGGTACTCTGAAAGTACCTGTGGTACGCTCCCCATGGGCTGGGGAACCGGGTAGGCTTTTTCACTTAAGGATTGGTGAAGGCGTTGTAAAAGGCTCATCTCTATTTATTTATTTTTTTAGTAGCGTCCCTTTCAGCGTAGGCACTTACAAGGGCTTTCGTGTGGGTGATAAATGAGAGAAGCCAGGCAAAGTAAAACTGGGATAGTTCCAGCACGTGACCTAAGAGAAGCGAAGTTACGTAAAGGGCAAAAAACACGCCGCTTAAAGGCAGGGCAATTAACAATATAATAGCCCTTGCGCTTAAAACGGCGTATGCTTTTAGGGTTTGCATCAGTTGAACTTTTCGTTTACCGTAGATTCGTCCGATGCTTCTGCCCCCCACTTGCTTAAGACCTGAATGCCGCCTTTGCAATAGCGAAATACGATGGGGTCTTTGACTTCCTGCACTACATGGAAACTAAACAGGGAGGTTTTCTTAATTCCTTTAAGATTAAAATGCGACCGGGGTGCTGCTATGAAAAGGCCCTGTTTTTTGACCATACGCTCACTCCAGTCATAAGTTTCGTAATCAGAAATGTCAAAATCAATTTTGAGATATTCCCTACAATACCTATTCCAGCCACTGTAATAACCATCCCTGATTTCAATACCCTTTCTAAGTGCCCGCCTGACCCAAAGGGGTGTAAAGAGCTTAAAATTGTTTCTTATTAAGAGCCTTGTATCCTTTGGCAAATGCTCACCGTCTAAGGGCTTCGCCTGCTCAATTTCCGATAGGTTCTTTTCCGGTACGTCTTTTTTATACGCCGAGATGGGAGCATAGATAAGCCCATAGGTTTCACAAATACGGTCTAATTCCGCTTCAGTGAGGAATTTTTGAAAGGGATACGCCTGTTTGTAATACTCAATCAATTCGGCCTGCTCTTTGGTTTGGGTGACTGTTACTTTCTTTTCGTTGTACTGCTTTACTGTGTCTGTACCAACAAAGCCGATCCTTTCCAACCTTTCTGCCTTGTCGTTTCCTTTATAGGACTGAATAACCGCTCTGGCCTGCAAAAGCAGCCGGTCTTCGGCGGTGTCGATCTCATGGTGAATTTGCTCTACTACGTTCATATGTTTAAATGTTTAAGGGTGAATTATTTTTGTCCAAAAAGGGTTTGTGCCATGCGCTTCACATCCAATAGTTCTTCTTCCATTTTACGCACATGTGCGTCCCAGTGTTCTTTGCACATAAGATCAATCATATCTAAACACCTTCGTATCTCTACGGGTGTGTATTCCTTAAGTAAAATATCTGCGGTGCGTTGGGCGAATTTGCACAGGTGCTGCTCTTTTTCTTTGGACTCGTCGGGACTTTGGGCAAAGGGTCCACTTACACTCCCAAATCCGGTTCCACTTGTGCCATTAAGGTAGGTATTTACCTTTTCGGCCATTTCCCGGTTGCCTAATTCATCGTACATAGTGAGGTTGTTTAAGGGTGAATGTTTATTGTAGCAGTGGGTGGGACATCTGCTTTAGCTCTTCTAGTTTTTGGGTGGCTTCCGAAAGTTTTTGAGAGTAGATTTCCACGCACTTTTGTTTGATGGTGTCCATAATGGAAACAATTTGCTGTGGGGTGAATTTGTCGATTAGTTCCTTGGCTGTCCTTTCTGCGAAACGGGCGGCGTCTTTGCCGACCTCGATTTCAAGTTTTTCGTCGTACATATGTTTAGGTTTTAAAGCTCACTTTTTAGGTTGTCTCAATTATAAAAGGTGGCCTAACTCCTGCGGAAAAATGTTCCGCTACCTGCAACGCTCTTTTTATCCTGTCCTGCGCCGTCCACTCTTCCCCTGTCGCCATCAGTGCTCCCATAGCATAGCGGGCGCCACACCCACAGGCGTCAAAGTCTTCTAAGGTTTCCTGTACCTGGTAATCGTCCATGATCTGGAACAGGCGGCTTTGATAGCCCACTAAGAAGGTGCCGCCACCCTCCCGCTCCTTTTCCTTTTCTAAGAACCCACCCTCTTTAAAACAACTTCGGACTGCATTGATAAAGTCCGTACACATATAACGATAGATATCCGTAGAGGAGCCAACTTTGGGCAGCTTTAAAGAGTAGCGCAGTAGTTGGATCATACGAAAAGACGTAGTACAACCGATCACAAACTCACCTACCCTAAAAACCTTTACATCCTTTCTTGATACAATTTGCAAGGTTCCACAGTCCACACCGGCGCTGTCTGCCCCCATGTACACTCTGCCCTCTTTACGGTCTATTACACCTACAATACAGGTCATATCATTTTAAATTGACAATGGCTTTATTCAATTTGTCCAGCCCGGCGGTGGTTTCATTTACCCGGTCCTGCCACGTGCGCTTAATACCTTCTTTGACTAACGTAAGGATTTCCACTACTTCCGAAGGCTGGAACTCCGAGGTAAGGCTGTGGGCTATGTCCTGAGCCGCCTTCTGAAGCCGCTCTTCTGAAGTAGCGTAAGATGGGGTGTCGATATGGAAGGTTTCAGCGTTCATCTAATAAATGTTTTCTCTTTCCCCTTCATCTTCCTTCCCCCACCACTCCTGATAATTATGATAGGTAGTGGTAGTGTGAGTTGGTTTACGTACGACCACTCCTACGATCACGCCCCACACAAAGGCCACGGCTGCTATGATCAGTTCACCTAAGGGCATAGATTAAAACCATTAGTGTGCAACATAAGACCAGCCCCGCCACTACGCCTAAGGCTATTCCCTTCCACATGCGCTCATTATCCCTATAGTTGAACAGCCAATCCACTGGTGCTTCTTCGCCGGTGTAGGGATGGTAGTGCCTGCCGGTCCTTCTGTCCAAAAAGTACAGGGGACGGCCTATGTCGTCGATTACGGAGATTTTATGCCTTACCTTCTCGTCCATAGGTTTGCGATATTTTACCATGTAAGTAGGCTAAGGATATGTAGAGAATAAAAAGGGCCAAATCCATTACAAAGCCTTCACCTTTTTTGATATTATCCGATATAATACATATCCGCATTCCTGCATTTACGCCCCACATAACAGAAGCTAAAAGCCATATTGTTGATTCTTTCATACGTCCCATATTATCCACATAAGAAAAATAAAGAGCAACACTACTCCTACAGCCAGTGAGAATAGAAACAACCACTCTTTTTTAGTCGGTTCCATCATCTGCCGGTTTTAATGCTAACAGACGTGTTTTTAATCGTTACTATGGGTGCAGGAATCTTCATAACTCTTCAAACTGGGTTTGTAGCTCCTTTAGCTTTTCCTCTAATCGAGGCACAAGAGCTTTGGCGGCAGCTTGGAGATCATCTTCTGCATTTAAAAGCCTCATGGCTTCCAAGTAGTCATCATACTTCACATCATCGTAGTTTTTAAGGCACCCTATAATGATTTCAAATCGCCTCATCTGAAACTTTAAGTCATGCGCCCTCAATAGTTGTTCTTCTGTCATACACTTTTAGTTTAAGAAAAGGACCACCATACTTCTTTGGGGGTAAGTTCGAACCACTCCCGCTGCATGATGGCATCCCAGAAGTCCGGTGAACGGCCTAACTCTTCTTTTACTTTCTTTTTGGGCAGCACTCCTTTTTTCATATCACTGTCTAACTCCTTTTGTTTTACATGCTCCATTTCCTGAACAATAAGCTCTTTGGTCTGTTCATCTTCCACCTCGAGCCACACCCCGTTTTTATTTATTCTATCTGCCATGCGAAAAGAACACTGGCTTTTTAAATTGTCGTAGTTCTCCCTGATTGGCTTCCCCGACTTGTCCACGTAATCCGGTGGGGCGTCCGGTGAAGCAAGCGGAGAGGAATTGTTGACAAACCCCTTACATTTATAAAAGTCCACCACTCCGCCACCTAACCCGTCCTCATCCACCAATACATCCTCTTTGCCACATCCAAGGCGCATACGGGCCGCTTCCAAAAGGCGGGTAGTTTCATCCAGCCCCTGCTTTTTATAGCTGCGTACACGCCCGCGAAACCCATTCCATTCAATGATTACGATCCTATCCCCACCCAAGCGGGCCAAATCCGCCGTAATGCATTTATAACCCGGCTCAATAAAGGTATTCTCAAAGGCGGCCAACGCCTTTTCGTAGTCGATCAGGATGGCCGGGTCGTCATCATATTCCCAGTTACCGTCAATCAGCCGGGCCTTTTCGTTTTTATTCAAAGAGCGGATCAAATTTTCCAGGTAGCCCTTCGGCAGCATCTTGTTATCTAAGGGCAAGGCCTGGATAAAAGCTTTCCAGGGTTCCAAGGCCGCTTTTTTGGCCTTTTGGTAGTACTCCCTATACAGGTAGTTCTTTGAGGGATTGCAGGTCTGGAGCAGTTTGGGCGCAAGGTGGTAAACATCGTTTTTCCACCTTCCTACAGAAGCAGAAAGGTTATTCACCGCCGACTCTTCAAACTCTCCTGCTTCTTCCACCCACCCCCTTGTCATTTGCATCGAACCAAAGCGCTGGTAAATCGGGTCACTGGGTAGCCATTTGGCCTCAATTAAATAGACCCTCGATTTATTATAGAGCTGGTAAAAACTATCCCGCCCATCAAAGCGGTAGTAGTTTTGGGTAAGCCCCCAATGGTCGAATACTTCATGGATCGAAGGAATGGTATGTTTCCTTAGATCGGTGAGTTTTTTGCGGGCTATAAAATAATGTGTGCCTGGATAGATAAAGCCGTCACCGAATATCAAAGAGCATCCCGTATAGGATTTGGCAGACCCTTTTGATCCGCCGTAGGTGATGTGAGAGATGAGCGGGTCGAGCCATGCCTCCACACACCGTAATTGTTTTTCATTTCCGTGGGTATCGAAATGTAATTGCCTGGTTAGTTCCACGGCTTTTAAGTTATTTTCATACCCGTGATCTGCACCACGGGCCTGGATTGTTCATTGTCCTTTTCAAACATGCCAAGTATACGGGCCAGCGAATCCAGTGCCTTTACTTTTTCCCACCGCTTGATCTTTCTGGATACACCAATCACTTTTTTATCCCTGCCCTGGGCGTCCCATATCTCGTCGGTTTCGATGGAAGCAATGGCGGCGGCAGCGGCATCTGATAGCTTTTGGATATCCTTTAAAGAGCCATCTTCATTTAAAAACTCCCGTACATCGGAAAAGGCGATACGGGCATATTCCAACAGTATTCGCTCGTTGGTGATCCCTGACTCTTTGGAGAGGCGCTTGCGTTCTTGATCGACCAGGTCATACATTTCGGGGTAATAGCTCAAATCCCTATTTTTCCCTATCCAGAGTTGGGCTTGTTTTTCGGCTGTGGATTTGGCGTAACCGGCCCTGAGAGCCGCTTTAGTGGCATTGAAGTCTTTAAGGTATTCTTCACAAAACCGTATTTGTTTATCACTCAGCACTGTTCATCATTCCTTTTTCGTAACAGTACATTACCAACTGGGTACGCCCTGAACAATCGTAGCGCCAGTACAGGCAGCGCAAAATCTTTTTCACTTTGGGGGTGGAAATAAGCAGCTTCTCTGCGATAACCTTATCTTTTAAGCCCTCCGAAACCAGTTTCACTACTTCACGCTCCCTTTTGGTAAGCATTGTTAAAATTACCACTACACTGCTGGGTTACCTTCGGTTTTATGCTCCAAATAGGAGCATTTCAAAGTTTGGTCTTGTCTAAAGCTATTCCTGCCTCAATTAAATTAAATACGTCCACACCCTTTCGGGTAAGCGATCGAAACTTTTCCGGTGAAAACCACACCCTATAGCCTAAGAGTTTGGGCAGGTGCAGTAGCTTTCGTTCTTTTTCGCTTAAGGAGGACAAGGGAATGAGTAAAAGGCGCACGTTTTTGGGCCCGCCTACAAGTAAGGGGTTTTGGGTGAACTTGATCAGCGCACACGTGACCCGGCCTTTTTGATTTACTTTACCCAATTGGTCATAGAGGCACTCTGCACCTAAATAAAAATGGATATAACTTTTGAGTGTCTTTTTTCTCATCTTAGGAGAGTATGGTAAGGTCTATACTAAGGAGTTTACAAAGCTGGATAAAGGTGGTGAGCCTCGGTTCCCTCTCCCCCCTTTCGAAGTTGGAGTACAGCCCTCTGGATACATACACCTTTTCGGCTACCTGCCGTTGGGTGAGCCGCTTTTCTTTTCTTTTTGCTCTTAAATGGTGAGCGATTATGGTATTCATGGGATTTAATTTTACTTTATTGATTAAAAATTGCCACCCCCGTTTTCATCCAGCGTAAACAGTGCCATGGGTGGGAGTTGTACGCTTAGGGTCTTAACGTAGATGGGTTCGCCCCGGTTTAAGGCCTGTAAATCTTCGTAGGAGGGTTTCCATGCAGTCAGGTAATAGGAGTAGCCTTCTGCGTCCACGCCTGCGGCCATCGGTGGCAGTTGAGCCATTTCACCCATCTGGATGATTTGGTGGAGCTTTCCAAAACCATGGGTAGCCCAAATGCTCATACACTGTTCATCGGTCATGTTGTCCGGCTTTTTGATCTCTGTTGCGCCTTCAAAACTTACTGGATACATAAAGACTATTTTATTTTATTGATTGGTATTTTGGTCGCTGGCTGAACCCTGAAAAGCGGCTTCGATAGGCGGTTCAGGTAAGGATATCCAATGGGTAATTTTAAACTCTTCCCATCCACTCCAATACCATTGTTCTGTTGTGTATTTTTGCCCTGCATGGAACAACGCCGTTTTTATGGTAGGCTTTCCACCATACTCACCAAAGGCTAAAACCCTTTGCTTATGCTCTGGCAACTGTTCCGAGATTTTGACCCATCCTGTCTGCGGAGAGGCAGCGGCGGCTCCTGCCTCAAACATCTCACAAAGAGCTGCCAAAACATCTGACTTTTCCATTAAAGCCCTTTCGCCATTTCCAAAATCAGGATAATGGTCGTAGATATCTTCTGCTAACTGTTCGATTGCTTTCTTATCCATTGTTTTGAGTTTGTTGGTTAAACCATTGTATAAATTCTACTGTATGTTGCCAAGTCTTTTCGATATCTATTTCC